AGAAGAAGATTTTTAGCTACTGCACAAACAAACAATAGTGATCAATATGGTACTCCTGATTATGTGTATAGATCTCAAGATGGAAAGTTTGGATTATATAGAGTGCCTAAATCAGATGGCTATACAATAAACTATGAGTATTGGAAAACACATTCAGATCTTTCTAGTTCAACAGATACTCCTGATATACCTGCAAGATTTCATGATGTAATAGTAGCAAGAGCAAAGTATTATATCTATCAACTAAGATCTGATCCTCAGTTTACCCAATTTGCTGCTGCAGACTATTTAGCAGGAATTAAAAGAATGAGAATTGAACTAATTAATTCACCATCTCAAATGTTAGATACAAGAGTTAATTTAGGAAGAAGTAGAGGAGCATCATTAAGTGGCTGATACTTCTCAAATATCTCCTTTTGTATTTGGTTTAGGAGGAGGTCTTGTTTTAAATAAAGATTCATTCTCGTATCAACCAGGAGAAACAAAAGTATTACAAAATTTTGAACCAGATGTTAAAGGCGGATATAAAAAAATATTAGGCACTACTAAGTTTAATACTAATATTGTACCTCAAGTATCCTCATCTAGTGAAAGAGTAGTAATGTCAGCTATATTTGGTAGCACTGTATTAGGAGCTAGAGGTGGCAGTATACATAGAGCATCTAGCGGATCAGGAAGTTGGACATCTACAATAACTGGATTAGGGACACCTACTAGAAACTACGAATTTAGAAAATTTAATTTTGATGGTACAGATAGAATAGTTATATGTACAGGAACTTCTAGTCCACAACTTTTAACCTCTGCATTTTCTGCTTCAGTTATAAATGCTACAGGCACAGCAAATTTTAAACATGTAGAAATATTTAAGAATCATTTATTTTTTGCTGGTAATCCAAGTGCAGAGCAGCAAATTAGTTTTATGGGTCCATTTGAAACTAATGATTTTACTACAAGTAATGGCGGTGGAGTTATAAAAGTAGACACAGATATAAAAGGATTAAAAGTATTTAGAGATGCATTATTTATATTTGGACAAGATAAAATATTTAAGTTAACAGGAAATACTTCTAGTGATTTTGTAATAGCACCTGTTACAAGAAAAATAGGATGTGTTGATGGTGGCTCAATACAAGAACTTGGTGGAGATATTATTTATTTAGCACCAGATGGTTTAAGAACTATTGCAGGTACAGAAAGAATTGGTGACGTAGAGTTAGGCACTATATCTAAACAAATACAACAACGTATTGATGATATAACTTTAGATAATATTTCATCCTTAGTTATTAGAAATAAATCTCAATACAGATTATTTTATCCAGTAACAACTGGTGCAGAATCTGGATCAAAAGGTATTATTGGAGTTATTAAAACTAATGCAAGTACAGGCCAACTTGGATATGAATATGCAGATATTAATGGTTTAAAAGTATCTTCTACAGATTCAGATTTTATAAGTAATACAGAAACTATTGTTAGTGGTGGATATGATGGTTATGTTTACTTACAAGAATCAGGCAATGAGTTTACTAGATCAGGAACAACAGCTGCTATACCAGGCAGATATAGATCTCCTGATTTAACTATGGGAGATCCAGGCATAAGAAAAAATATGCAAAGAGTTATTGTTAACTACACTAATGAAGGTGCAGTAGATGCAAATTTACAAGTTAGATA